CGAAAGGACATCAAGACGCATGGGTTTAACCCCATATCATCCATCGACAAAGTCGATATTCCGAGAGAACTCTCGGCATTAAGAGTAGCGTGCTCTTTTATTAGGGGAAAAACACCCCTTAGTCACCTACAGGTGATGATAATGTCCCAAACAAGGGCATCGGGGGTACCTCCCCGCGCGGTCTACGACCGCACCATGGCCAAAACCAAGGCCATCTTGACGACCAAGTCGTCAAAAGAGCTCTATGAGCTCATTTCGGGCCCGCTCGCCCGATCTGTAGATCACTTTTATCGTGATCTACTATTAAGAGTTGGTGGAGACCAACTCCGTGACCACTTCTTCCAAGGAGTGGTTAATGTAGGGAAGATATCCCTATCAGACAGTGGAGAGTTTGACACTCCCACTGATAGAGGCGGCAAACTCGAAGCCGCTCGTCTTGTGCTTACGGCACAGGATAACCGGGAGATCCCGGAGATTGACCTGGAATCAGGTCTATTTACTGGTCGGTTACTGACCAGTGAAAACTCCAAGCATGGAGAAAGACTTTTCCACTGGGCATGTGGAAAGTTTAAAGATAGATCTAAGATCTATACACATGGCACATCGATGTCATGTAGAATATCCCTAGTCGCAGAACTGGGGAAGTATAGGACGATCACCGTGTCGTCCCTGCAGCATGCCCTGCTGCTACACCCATTTTCTCATATGGGTTTGAAGCTTCTGGAGGCAATACCATCCAGTCAAAGCGGCATCGGAGCCGCTAATCACGCTTGGAATTTTTTCAAGCGGCTATCGCACAAGAATCCTAGTGCGAGTTTTATCTTCAATGAGAAGATTGAGTCCTCAGTCCTATCAACGGACTGGGAATCGGCCACAGATTACTGTGACCCATACATTGCGGGAGCAATGTTGAACAGGTTGATGAACCTGCTCGGAGTCCCGAATTGGTATCGGGAAACAGTGCTGTTTGCACTGACTGGACCCAGACGGGTCGAGACTTTAGACAGGAACGGAGTTGCTGTCGATTGGTTCTACACTTCGCGAGGAGTGTTGATGGGTGACCCAGTCACCAAGGTGGTTCTCCACCTGCACCATTTAATTGGTGCTAAAATTGCAGGATTACTCCTGCAGGATGTCTTTGTAGACAACATTCTGACCGAGGATGTCGAGTCCTCGGACGAGTCAGATGAGGACTAAGTCCTCCGCCTGGGCTAAGCCCAGCAGATGGTTCTCACGAACCGGTATTGGTATCCGTAAGGATATCACCAGACCAGCGCATCCGCAGG